TGTACCTATACGATATTTTTCATTGATACAAGCATTCATAATTTTTTGCAATTCTTTAGATTTATATAAGTGTGCTTCATCACCTACAACACAATTAAATTTTTCAAAATACTTTTTATCAAAGGTAGCAAGTGATTGCCATGTAGATATAACCACAGGCTTACTATCATCTATTTCATAACCATAATATTTTCTTTGTACAAATTTTTCTGCTTCCCAACCATAATCTTCAAAGTCTTTATACATTTGCTCTACTAAAGAAGTTGTTGGCACAACCAATAAACAATTTTTTTCTAATGATGTGAGTAAACGAATGATACAATAAATGATTAATGACTTACCTGAGGCCGTAGGTGATAGTAATATTGCTCGCTTATTATTAATTGCATGAGAGAATGCTGAAAGTTGATAATCTCTTATTTTTATAGAATCCTTAATTATTTTGTTTGCAAACTTGGAAAAAGTATCGCTTAGCGCAACGCTGGTAGGTTTTTCTAAACCCTCTCGTATGATTGTACCCCCTGAATTTTCAATAAAATGTTCAACGTAAGGTAGTAGACCGTAATATAGTTTACCTGTTGCTTTTGAGAATAATCTTATTTGACCATCCCACCTTTTTGCTCTAACACTAGGCATAAAAGAGGCACCAGGTACTTTGAATGTAAAAAATTCAGATAATTCTTGTAATAAACCTAAATCCTCGCTTGTACACTTTATATAGGATTCGTTATATTTGGTTACTTTTAATTCTCTCATTTAATTCTTGATATGATATAGTAGACCAATTATCTCTTTCATCTAATTCATCTATTTTTTCACCAACATGTATGAATTTGTGTTCTTCGTATTTGTTTAATAATCGTTTTGTATGATTTATCCAGTTATCTGGTTTTACTGCTTTTGCATTAGGCCCTACATAACCCACAGAACCTTTATATATGTTGTTTACTTTATCTGTCTTTGAATAATAATCATAACCTATTAGATATATTTTTGTGTCTTTATCTGCAGCCATCATTGCCATTAGTGTGCCTGCATTTGTTTTTTCTTGTTGATATTTACCTAGACCCATTACTTTATCTTTTTTCTTTGTCCATGTTATTTTATATCCCTCTTGATCTTCACCAAAGTGTAGTTTGAAATCATCTTCATTCCAGTCTTTATTATCTTCACGAAACTTTCTCATTACATCTACATTATTTGCCCAACAGACAAAAAATCTTTTTTTCTCACCTTTCCATACCCACTCGTCTGTATAATTACTTACATCATCAATATCACCCAAAAACTTTGTAACTGTCTCAGGATAAAATAATTTTTCATACATGGTGTGTGGATTTTTTTCCCATTGTTTTAAATACACAGGATTGTCAAATGCATAACCACTACGATATATTTCATGACAAATATTATAATCCATTGCAATCAATACATCTGGTATAAAATCTTTATATAAACCATTACAACCATATATCTTACCATGTGGTCTTAATGTTTCTAAATCAAAGTCTTTTCTACTTTCACCATTACCTATGCAAAATATCATTACATGCTACCCATAGTAAATTTTTTCCATTCTATTGCATTTTTAATTTGAAATGTGCGATTGTTTATTTGTTTGAGTGTGCTTTCACAATAACTACATATTTGTTTCAAGTATTCTACTTTTTGTCTTGACTTAATAATATCTTCGTCAGCGTCAATAAATTTATCAACGTCTTGTCGTAATACTTTTAAATCAAAATTACTATCTTTATACTCTTGAGGCTCTGCTTTACCTGTATAAAATAACCATTTTTTTAAATGTAATTGTGAGTGATCACCTTCTGCTTTTTTAAGCATAAGTGCATATGTTGAATATGTTTTGAGATATTGAGAATGAAGCTGTGGTGTCTTTAGACTTTCAAGGTCTAGTTCAGTATCATCAATTTTCAAATCTTTCTCGGCCTTCGCCTGAAGTTCATCAAGTGTCATAATTTAATCCTTTGTATTATATAGTAAACTAAAAAGGGGTCGTGTATTTGTGTAGTTTGTAACCTAAAGTAACAGTTGCTTGTAGATATTCTATATCAGTTGCATTTTGATTATATTCTAAAGCAGATAATGATTTAGGGTATGTGTCTTCAAAAGATAATTCAACAAGAGGTATATTTCTTGCAGATAATATAATTAGTTTTGCGTCTGAAAATATTGCACCATCATTAGTTGCTGACGTTACTCTACCTGCGTCTTGTGAATTGTTTTGTTGAGATAAAGGCATTCTATCGCCACCATCTGTAATTAATGCACGATATTTGTCGTCACTATCCATTTGTGCAAGACCAGCCATCCAGTCATGTACACTACGATAGTTTGTTAAATCTTCATCTACAATAAAAGTTACTGTTAAGTCTTCAAATGTCATATCATTACCTGGTATTCTAACAGGAATAAGTCTAGTTGGTTGATTTATTTCTGTTAATGTTATACCTGGTATATTTGATTGAATACAATTAAACTCTACTCTAGGTAATTTAGATATTTGAAACTTAAACTTTGTAGGATCAGCATAGTCTAAACCTGACCCACTTGGTTGTTTACTTGATAATGTTGTATCAGTCATATTAGTATTTATAATAAAAAAAGGGGCGAATAATCGCCCCTCTTATATCTCCAGTATGGAGGTGAAACTACATTAAGTTTGCAACCTTTACCATTCTGTAGTAAATGTTAGCTTGGTCAGTACCAGTATCACTTGCTTGAGCAGATGATTCCGCAAATGGGTTTCTAATTAGACCATATCTAGTTTTGAAACCAATTTTTGGTTGGAAACTGTTTTCGCCTACTGCACGTACCATTTGTAGTGGAACGTATGGGCAATAGAACATACCAGCGTCATAAGGTGAAGTACCTTTGTAACCCACTGTGAAGTATTGAGCCGCAGTATTATTTGACGCATATGGGTCAATGTATACTTTGTATCTTCCGTTTAGAGTACCAGCAAAAGTGTTACCAGTATCATCAACGTTTAGTGAGTTGTTAAGAGCAGGAGCATAATCTAATATGCCAGCCATTTGTAATGCAGAAGCAACGTCAGAAGAACAAATTAGGATATTACCTTTTCCTCTTCTTGTTTCTTGTGCGATTACGTTAGCGTCTCTCTCAACTTGGAACATTAAACCTTTAAACTTCTCAACAGACCATCTACCGTTTGAGTCAGTATCTAAGTCAAAAGTACCTGAAGTTGTAGTGTTAATGTTTGCACCTTTTTTTGCTTTTTCATAAATTGTTCTAACTACTTCTCTATTGATTTCCGCAAGGATCTCAGCAGATAGGATGTTAGCCAATTCTGTTTCTGCGTCTAAACCATGGATTGCTTTTAAGTCTTGAGCAAGTTCCATTGTGTATTCTGCTTTTAACTGTCTAGTTTTAGCAGTTACAGTTGACTTCTCGATTGAGAAAGCCATTTCTGCGAATGATGAAGAAGCTTCAGCAGTTGCTGTTGCAATACCAGTACCAGCAGTTACGCTTGTAGTAGTGTCGTTCATCAAACCTGGGTTTAGTGAAGCAGAATGAGTACCTGTTCCAGAGAAGTCTGAATCAGCTTCGTTAAATAGTGCTTCTGTGCCGCTGTTTGAAGTAAATCTTGACTTCATAGCAAAGATTAGACCAGTTGGTCCAGTCATTGGTTGTACGCCACAGATATCGTATGCGATAAGGTTAGGCATTGCTCTTCTTACGAGAGAAATTAGGATTGGATCCCAATTCGCAACAGCAGCATCACCTGTGATGTTTGCGATTTCTCCCAAGAAAGCTCTGTCTTCTTTCGCAGCTTTTTCTTGGTTTTCCAGGATAACAGCAGTTACCGCTTTCTTGTAAGGGTTGTCTATTTTTGGTAGATCACCATGTTCAAGAACCGGAGCCCACTTTTCCTGTAAGTTTTGTGAATTAAACATTATGTTTATCTCTCCTTATTTCTTATTGATTATTGTAGATATCTCTACTTTTTCCCCTACTGATTGCAGCCGTATAGCGTGCCATGCTAGATGACAAATCTGCTACTGTGTTACCATCATTGGAATCTTGGTTTACTGTATCAACATTTTCAGTTGATTCAGGTGCTGCTGCTTGTCCGAAATAACTTTCTTTAATTGTAGAAAGTTTTTTAGAGTATGCGTCAGCATTTTCGAATGCTACATCTTCTACTAAAGATTTCATTTTTTCTTTTTCTGTGTCAGCCATTCCTTCTACAGCACTTTCAAAAATTTCGTCTTTTGTGTAACCTTCGATTAACTTTTTATCTTCGATAGACTTTTCAGTCATTTCATTGACTTTAGCTTTCATTTCTTCAAGCTCTTTTTCTTTTGCTTCCAAGATGTCATATTTTTCATCTGGAACATCAATGTAATGATCTTCGAATAGTTGTTTTAAGCCACCAATAAAGTCTTCAGCAATTTCGCCCTTAATACCTTTTTCGATAGCAAGTTCGTTATCAGCCATCCATTGTTCTACAACGTAGTTTAGATAGTTGTCGACTTTAGTTGTTAGTTCTTCTTTAACAGTTTCTTTTGCTTCTGATAACTCGCTAGAATATTCACCCTCTAATCTTTCGATTTCAGATTTTACTTTTGATTTAACAGCAGCTTCAAAAATTGTTGCAGCTTTTGTTTTAAACTCTTCCGAAAGGGAATCATCGCCAGATACTAAAGCGTTAACATCATCTGATACATCAATAGATTTTACTCTTTGATCTACAGCTTCTTTAACTTTCTTTTTATCTTCTTCGTCATCCTTGTCATGCATACCTTCTTCTTTATCTTTCATATCACCGTGCATTGCAGACATGATCTTATGATATGCAGATTGAATGTCTGCTTTTTTCATTTTATTCATGTTGTCATACATTGCTTGGATCATACCAGATTTAGTTT